ATGTCTCTAGATAAAGACTACAAGCAATTCCCTTGCTGGTTTTATGACTATCACTATAGAAGAAGAGAGTTGATTAAGATATCAGAAGAAGAAGCACTTAACAACTTCTATTCTCAGATGATTATAGGCGATACAGCAGACAATATTAACTACTGTAAAGGGTTTGGTAAGGCTTATGCTAGAAAGTTGCTTAAAGACGCTAAAAACGAGTATTCTATGTTAAGGAAGACTTACCAGCTTTATAAGGAGATACATGAAGATAATGCGAAGGAGATGTTTAATGAAGCTAAATCACTACTAAAACTAAAAACAGACTGTTATGAGCAAATTAAACGAGGTTGATACTGCAATAGTGGAGATGTACTTCGAAAACTCAATATTAGAGATAACAGAAGGTCTGCCTAAAGAGATTTTACAAGAAGCTTTAGAGTATTATGAGGAAGGAGAGCATTACTTAGCTTGTGCTGGTATAAAAAAAGCTTTAGATTGGTATGATATGCATACTTTTACTAAAGTTATGGTTAAAATGGATGAAATAATGGAAAACAGAGAAGAATAATGGTAAATACAAAGGTAATAGATACAATTAATGAAATACAGATGATATGTGACCTTAAAATATTGTCTAATACAAGAAAAAGGAACTATGTTGACGCTAGAGCAGCTTTATACTGTGTTTTAAACAAAAGATATAGGTTAACAGACCAGTTAATATCTGATGAGTTGGCTAAACTTGACTATCATACTGATAGAACTAATATTTGGCATCATTTGAACAAATATGACACTTATTATAAGTTTTCTCCTTTATTTAGGGAGATAATTCAGATAATGAAGGGAGAGAAGGTAAAAGTTGGTAATGAGTTTAGGGATAGAACTGATTTAGAGGTGTTTTTAGCTGGAATAGAGCCAAAATACCATAATAGGATATTTGAAGAGGTAAAAGATACAATGTTTAAGTTACATGGTAAATATATTAGATAAAGATGAGTAAAAGCACACAATTACATTACGATAGTAATAAGGATTATGATTTGATAGATGTTATAAGAGATTATAAGCTTAATTTCTGTAGAGGTAACATAATTAAGTATGTAGCAAGAGCTGGTAAGAAGAGTGATGAGCTACAAGACTTACGTAAAGCATTAGACTATCTCCAAAGAGAAATAGCTTACTTAGAGGACAAGCAAAAGGAATATATTAAGCAGACAATAGATAGGTAGTAAATGTTAAAGTTTGTTAAAATTCTTGTTTATCTAAAATAAAATTGTAGATTTACTTCATATTAAAACATACATATTATGAGACAACTTAAAAAAGCAATCTTAAAATCAATAGAATATACCTTTAATTTACTTATGGTTATTGCTGTAATATATGTAACCTTAATATGTATCGCTAAATTAATTAAAACAATTATATCGTAATGAAAACAGAATTAGAAAACTTAATCAAACAAGTAAAACCAGAATTTACAGACACAAACGCTACAATTAGCAGGTATTCTTTACCTAATCAAGTATTATTGTATTTAAACAATGATGATTACTTAGTAGACATCTCTTTAACAGATGGCATATTAGAAACAGATTTGTATGTAGGAGAAGATAAAGTAGAGTTATCTACTCAAGATATTGATTGGCTTTATAGTTACTTAGAAGGTCTTTTAACAGACCAAATAGAGTTAACTAAGCAATACTATGAAGCAGAGCAATATGAGAGTGCTATAAGTTGGTATATTCAATAAAACATAATAAGATGAAGATATTAGTAGCTTGTGAAGAAAGCCAAGCAGTAACAAAAGAATTAAGGAAATTAGGACACGAAGCATTTAGTTGTGATTTACTGCCTTGTAGTGGGGGTTATCCTGAATGGCATTACCAACAAGATGTTTTTGAAGTGATAGATAAGGGTTGGGATATGATGATAGCACATCCTCCTTGTACATTTTTAGCAGTAAGTGGTGCAAGATGGTTGTACAATAAAGATGGTAGTAGAAATGAAGAAAGGTGGAAAAACCAGGAAGAAGCATTAGATTTTGTACAGAGATTAATGGATGCTCCAATAGACAAGATTGCTATTGAAAACCCTATAAGTGTTATCAGTAGTAATATAAGAAAACCAGAGCAAATAGTACAACCTTGGATGTTTGGAGATAAAGCACAAAAAAGCACTTGTTTATGGCTAAAGAATTTACCTTTATTAGAACCAACAGATATAGTTGAAAAAGGAGAATTTGTAGAGTTTATATCTAAAAAAGGTGTAAAGAAAAAACAACCTAAATGGTATTTTGATGCTTTAAAAAACGCTAAAACACCAGGAGAACGTAGAACTTTAAGAAGTAAAACATTTAAAGGTATTGCAGAAGCTATGGCTAAACAATGGACTACATAGAATAAACAGAATACTAAAAACTAAGTTATCATAGTATGAGTAATTCAAAAGAAATTAAACCAACAGATGGAAGAAAAGGGAATAGTCGTAAAAAGTCTATTCCTAAACTTCCTATTCCAGAGAAGGAGAGGTCTAATAAACCAAGACTAAACGAAGCTAAGAAGAGTAGAAAGAAGATGTATGCTAAGAAAGCTATCAAGAATGTATTTGGTAGTGAAGTAAATGCATTTGAAAGTCTAGCTAAGAAAGCAGAAGAAGGTAGCTACAATCACATGAAACTACTTATGGACTTTGCTTATGGAGAAGAAAAAGAAACTAACCAAACTAAAGTACAAGCACCTATAATTAACTTCTTTGGAGATAGTCCAGAAGGTAAGAAACTTAAAGATAAAGTTATAGATGTAACACCTAAAGATACAGATGAAGAATAACATTAATATACACGAAAAGTACATACCTATATTTAAGAATGATAGTAGATACTTTGTTGTTACTGGAGGTAGGGGTAGTGGAAAGTCTTTTGGTGTCAATGTATTCTTACTAAACCTAACTTACGAAGCTGGTCATAAGATATTGTTCTCACGATATACTATGATATCAGCACATACTTCTATTATACCAGAATTTATAGAGAAGATTAACTTAATGGGTGTACATGAAGATTTTAGGATTACCAAAGATGAGATAATGAATCTAAAAACAGGTTCATCTATCATCTTTAAAGGTATTAGAACATCATCTGGAAACCAAACTGCAGCACTTAAATCTCTTAATGGTATAACTACCTTTGTAGTAGATGAGGCAGAAGAGCTTGTAGATGAAGCTACATTTGATAAGATAGACTTTTCTATACGTTCACAAACTAAACAGAATAGAGTTATTCTTATCCTTAATCCAACTACTAAAGAACATTGGATATATCAGAGGTTCTTTCAGAATGAAAACGTACTACCAGCATCTAATATGAATAAGGGTAATGTAACTTATGTACATACAACTTATAAAGATAATAAGACTAATTTATCTCAATCGTTTTTAGAGAGAATATTTGAGATGAAGAGAAAACGTCCAGATAAGTATCAACACCAAATATTAGGAGGTTGGTTAGAAAAAGCAGAAGGTACGATTATAAGAAAATGGAAGGTTGGAGACTTTATTCCTACAGAACTTACTTGCTATGGGCAGGATTTTGGATTTTCAAACGATTTAACGACACTTGTGAAAGTTTCGGTAGATAAAGATGCAAGAAAGGTTTGGGTTAAGGAAATCTACGGAAAACCTAATTTAAACACATCTGAGGTAGCTAATCTAAATAAGAGAGAATGTGGTATGGATTTAATCATCTGTGATAATAGTGAACCAAGATTAATATCAGAGCTTAAAACATTAGGATTAAATATAAAACCTACTATAAAGAAGAAAGGTAGTATATTATCTGGTATAGCTTTAATGCAGGACTATGAGATAATAGTAGATAGAGGTTCTCATCAGATTATAAGAGAATTGAATAACTATGTATGGAAAGATAAAGGAGAAGCTCCTATAGATAAGTTTAATCACTTTATAGATGCGATTAGGTATAGTCTTATGTATTTAGTACAAGGAGTTAACTCTGGAGTTTATGTGATAAGATAAATTGCACAAATAGTATGTACTTACTTAGTAGTACACATTAAATGTGCAGAAATAAAATGTTTAATATGAAGGGGGATGCAATTAATTTTGTGTCTCCCTTTTTTTTTGTTTAATATGATGGGGTTATGCACCTGTGTAGGTGTAATTGTGATTCTCAATTAATGGCTGGTTATTCCATTGCCTGTAACACATATTAAAATTCTTCTTACTTAATTTAATTGCATCTGAATTTACTTCAATCTCTCCAGCAATAACTCCAGCATCTTTATCTAACTTGGTTAATCTGTTTAAAAA